CAATATGGGTCTAAAAGAGAATTTTATGTTATAAACATTGGTGCAAAGGCATTAGCAAGATGTGCTGAAAATTTTTTTAAAAAATTATCAGAAAATTCACCAAATGAAGCTATTTCAATACCTGGTGATGAGAAAACATTAGAAATGCAAAAGATGTTAAATAAAATATATCATAATTTGCCTTACGAATCAGATTATAACATATGTTATATAAATGGTGATTGCACAAAATGGTCAGCTGCAGAAACAATGGGGTCCTTTTTATCGATGATTTATGGGATGAAAGAATATTTGCCAACAAATATGTATGAATTATTAATTTCAACCTTCAATGCTTGGAGTAATAAAGATATACAAATACCAATAGATATTTATAATAAAGTCGTTGTGCCAACAGAAAAAACAGAAAATGTTGATCCATCAATTTATTATTTAAATAAACAAATGGTTAAAAAAACAGGTTTAATTCACAGTACTCAAAATTTTTTACAAGGCATGTTTAATTATGCTTCTTCTTATAAGGCTGTTACATGTGCCAACTATACTTACTATATTTGGAAAAAAATGTATCCAGATAGTAAATTATATATAGAACATATGGAACATTCAGATGATTATGTTGTTATTGTTTTATATCAAAATAGGAAAGAATTAGAGAAGTATAGAATGTTACAAAAAATAATGATGAGATTACATGGTTATAATGATAGTGATAGAAAAACAAACTGTCAATATATTTTTATGGAATTTGTTTCACAAATGTCTTTCAATGGTGTAATGGTTTATCCTCAAATAAAAAAGTCAAAAGAAATAAATTTAAATTTACCATGTACTGGTTATAAGTCAGATATTGATTCAGCTTTATCTAGAGTTGGTGAATGTATGAGAGTTGGTTGTAATCAGACATTTTTATATTTTTTCCAAAGATTACATGTGTATTGTGTGGCGGATGCATATTCATTATTACCACATATGTATAACAATAATAATAGAGTTTTTGAAGAACTATTTAATACACCAATAGAAATGTTTGGTTTACCTGACCCATTACCTTTATTAAGTTTATATTGTAGAGGAAATGGAAACAATTATAGAATTTATCATTTTAGTAATTTAATTAATAGATATAAAATTATTTATTTGTATAACAAAGCTATAGAAACAAAAGAATTAGAAAAAGTTTTATATGAGGATAATGACTATACATATTCA